TGGGAGGATGCTAGGAGAGGTAAGAATGATTATACTACTAATGAAGTTCACTGGTCTCAAGTTCCTGGCAGAGATGCAAAGTGGAAAGAAGAGACTATTAAGAACACATCTCCAAGACAATTCGCGCAGGAGTTTGAATGCGACTTCCTTGGATCTGCCGACACTTTAATCAGTCCGGCAAAACTACAAACTATACCATTCGCTGATCCGATTAAATCAAATGCTGGACTTGATATCTATGAGAGAGTCGAAAAGGATCACGAATATATTATTACTGTTGATGTTGCCAGAGGAATTGGTGGCGACTATTCTGCTTTCCTCGTGTTTGATATCACCACGATGCCGTATAAGATCGTTGCGAAGTACAGAAATAATGAGATTAAACCTATACTGTTTCCCTCGGTAATCTTTCAAATTTGTAAAGAATATAATAACCCATACGTTCTGGTAGAAGTAAATGACATTGGCGATTCTATTGCTGCTACTCTCAATTATGATCTTGAATATCCTAACGTCCTTATGTGTGCGATGCGTGGTAGAGCAGGTCAAGTCGTGGGACAAGGATTCTCAGGAACAAAAACCCAACTAGGTGTCAAGATGAGTGTAACGGTCAAGAAGATCGGTTGCTCTAATCTCAAAGCTATTATTGAAGAAGATAAATTAATATTCAATGACTTCCAGATCTTCCAAGAACTCACTACGTTCGTACAAAAGAAGCAAGCATGGGAAGCAGATGAAGGATACCATGATGACCTTGTAATGTGTATGGTTCTCTTCGCATGGTTAGTCATGCAAGAGTATTTTAAAGAGATGACAGATCAGGATATCCGAAGAAGAATCTATGACGAACAACGCAATCAAATAGAACAAGACATGGCTCCATTTGGTTTTCTTGATGATGGTATGGGTGATGATACTTTTGTTGATGGAGATGGAAACCTTTGGGAATATGGAGACAAGCAAGAAGAAGTCGGATACATGTGGAACTACTAATGAACATTGAAGACCAATTTTCATTAGAACATATTCTATTCAAAGAAAGAAAATGTAGATCATGTGGTATTAAAAAAGATCTTATAGAAGATTTTTATCTAACGAGAAAAACTAAGAAAGGGCATCCATCAGCATACGCCTACGAATGTAAAGAGTGTAATGTCAAAAGGGTTATGGAATCTAGAAAAAAGAGGAAAGATAAACCAGACATACCATATGATCCTGTCCCTAGATTCGGACCAGAAAGTTATCCAGATTGGTAGTTCATGTATTGTTCACCACCTCTGAAGCATTCAAAAATCTAAATACTTAAAGATAAATTTGATATCTAGAGGTAAAATACATGGCAAGTCAAGTCTCGCCTGGTGTTATTGTTAGGGAACGTGATTTTTCCAATGCTGTCGTTGTAGGAGCATCCGCTATTCGTGGTGCTTTTGCTTCATCTTTCCGCACTGGTCCAGTAGGCAAAATTGTAAACATTGGTTCTGAAAGAGAACTTATCGATACGTTCGGTACGCCATCCGAGGCTAACGCTGGTGATTGGTTGGTAGCTTCAGAATTTCTCCGCTACGGTGGACAACTAGCAGTTGTTCGTGCTGCTACTGGCGTTTTAAACGCAACCGCATCTGGTACAGGTGTTTTAGTTGGAACAAAAGAATCATTTGAAGCAGGTGTATCTTCCGAAAAGTTTATTGCTAGCAATGCTGGTGCTGACGGTAACAACCTTCGTGTTGTAATTATTGACCGTGGTGCTGATTTTGTTGTAGTTAAATCTGCTCACGGTTTATCCGTTGGCGGTACATACACAGATGCTAACGCAGTTGGACACGAAGTTGTCAAGGTAATTGACACAGACACCTTTGAAATCGTTAAAGGTTCTGCTACTCCTACTGGTGGTGTTGGTGAAACAGTAACTGCTTGGGATTATAACTCACAAGCAATTGCTAATACTGGTTTAACATATAAAGCAATTGCTCCACGTCCTGGCACTTCTGCGTTTGCCGCAGAACGTTTCCTTTCACATGACGAAGTACACGTTGCTGTAGTTGATACCGCATCCAATACAGTTATTGAGAGACTAACTTATCTCTCGAAACTCTCTGATGCCAAGTCTCCAGAAGGTGCTTCTTCATACTGGAAAGATTATGTTAACGAGTATTCTAGATACATCTACGCTGGTGCTGGTCTCAGCTCTGCTGAAGTAACCACTGCTGGAGAAGATCCTGGTGCTGCTGCTGCGTCTTATGGCGCTACTGCTGCTGCTCCATTAGAACTAGCAAGAATCCTACCTTCCGCTGGTGGTGCTTTGTCTGGTGGTGTTGACGATTTTGCATATACCGCTGGAGAAATCCAAGCAGCATATGACGAGTTCCTGGATACAGAACAGACTACTATTGATTTTCTTATCATGGGCGGCAATGCTGCTGATGAGATCGACACAATTGCTAAGGCACAAGCAATCGCTGCTGTTGCCAATAGCAGAAAAGATTGTATTGCTTTCATCTCACCTTGGACTGGAGCACAAGTCGCAACCTCTGGTGGAACTGCTTTATCTCCATCCACACAACTAGCAAATACACTAGACTTTTTCTCGAATATTTCTTCTAGTTCCTTTGTTGTTCTAGACAGTGGTGTTAAGTATACCTATGATCGATTTAACGATAAGTATCGTTATGTTGGTTGTAACGGTGATGTTGCTGGTCTTTGTGTTTCAACTTCTGCTATCCTTGATGACTGGTTCTCACCCGCTGGTCTAAATCGTGGTGGTCTTCAGAATGTTGTGAAACTAGCATTCAATCCCAACAAGGCACAACGTGACGATCTTTACACAAATAGAGTAAACCCAATCGTCTCACTTCCTGGTTCTGGTCCTGTACTATTTGGAGACAAGACTGGTCTTGCCTCACCTAGCGCATTCGACAGAATTAATGTTCGCCGTCTCTTCCTCAATGTTGAGAAGAGAGCAAGAGGACTTGCTGAGGGAGTACTCTTTGAGCAAAACGACAGCGTAACTCGTGGAGGTTTTGCTGCTTCTATGACCTCTTACCTTTCTGAGGTTCAGGCACGTAGAGGTGTTGTTGACTTCTTAGTTGTTTGCGATGAAAGCAACAACACTCCTGAAGTTATTGACAGAAACGAGTTTGTCGCTGAACTCTACCTCAAGCCTACACGCTCCATCAACTTCGTAACAGTTACAGTAACTGCTACAAGAACTGGCGTTTCATTCACTGAAGTCATCGGTAGATGATTATTAATTTATAGAGAACAAATCACGAGGTAAAAAACAATGGCACTGTCAAACGTTTCAAATTTCTTACAGACTATCGGACAGGGCGTCAAGCCCAATATGTTCCTGGTAGATGTTCAGTTTCCCGATTCACTTTCAAAGCAGGGCGAGGATCTAAATCTTACAAATATTCTTTGTAAGTCGGCAGCACTTCCAGGTTCAAACCTGGGTGTTATCGAAGTTCCTTTCCGTGGCAGAACTGTCAAGATCGCAGGTGATAGAACCTTCGATACATGGTCTGCTACTTTCTTTAACGATAAGGACTTTAAACTACGTTCCTTCTTTGAAGAGTGGGCAAACAACATCAACACCCACGAAGCAAATACTTCACCCCTCTTTACTCCATCAACCACTTCTGGTTACATGGCAGATCTCAAGGTAGATCAACTAGAGAAGGATTCTTCTACTGAAGGTTCAATCCTCAGAAGATACACCCTCAAGTATTGCTTCCCAACCAACGTTTCTCCTATCGATCTTGCTTATGATAGCAATGATCAGATTGAAGAATTCACTGTTGAGTGGCAGTATTCTTACTTTACTGCTGAAGCAGGAAGTAGAAGTGGAGTTTCTGGCATTGGCGTGGTCTGATAAATAGTTGGAAGCGCACAAGTTGATTAAATAATCATGAGTCAGTTATTTGGCTTCCAAATTAACAGAAAAGAGGGGCAGCGAGGTCAATCTCCTGTCCCTCCTTCTGCTGAAGATCCAGTTGCAGTAGCAGCAGGTGGATA